CAGCTTCAACTAGCAAAGATTTAACAACCGGATGTTCATCAAAAAAAGTTTTAAAAGGCTCTGGGACTTCGCCCTTAAATACTAAACCTTTACAAACTTTATTTTTGATAGTTGGGCCACAATAACAAAATAACTTTGACTTTTCTTCTATTGCTGTAGATACTGCCTTTTTAGCAGTAACTTTTGCTTTAGTTGGTGCTGAAGACTTATTGTTTTCACTCATGAATAAAGGTCCTTTCTTATAACTTTTGGCATTGCGAATGACATTTCTACTCCTGCAAAATAATAAGGATAAGTATCTTCTTCAGCAAGTGTCCACTTTAGCGGATAACTTTCTGAAGTTAGCCTATTGTACTTACATTTCAACAACGGAAATTCTTCAAAATGATTTTTAATCTTTTCAATAGCATTCATTAAATCTGAATATCCTTGATTTTGAATATTATCGTCGTATATCCCGACCATCAATAAAACTCTTACCACTTCCGCTTTGTTTGGGGCAGTAGTTCCACCATCAACAGTGCGAACTACTATGTAAGGAAACGGTTCCGGTTCTTCTTCTGATGATGGGATCGGCAATGCTTGCTTATATACTGAAATAGTCTTCAGTTTATCATCTATCGTTTTAAATTTAGCCTCAGTAAATAAATCTTGAAGTTCTGAAACTAAATCATCAACAAAGGTTTCAATTACCATAATTAATTACCTTTTTCGGCTTTCTCTTTCGATAACTTTTTGTAAATTGATTTGAACTTGCTTGTCGAATAAATCTTGAATTTGGTCTTTGACTTCGTTAAAAACTAATTCTTCATTACCAACCATTCTAGGAATACTAGTTGAATATAGCACTCTGATTGGTAATCTTTTTTTAGTCTTTCTTTGAGCAACAGAAACATGACCACTTTTAAATTCAGCGACAAAGGCTTTAATTCCTTTGTATTCCAATTTTTTCATCGGACTTGACGAATAAACCTTTGCTTTAGTTGTTGAACTTTTTCGCTGAACTGTTGGAGGCTTCGCCGGTGAAACCTTAAATGATTTAAGTTCTAATGGCTTGCCCTTAGCAATAACGGTTGCTTCCAACTTATAGTTAGTTGCTTTTTTAATAGTCATTGCTTTGTTCATGTTACTAATCTTGGCAGTGTAAGTCTTTCTAGCTTTGTCAGTTATTATTTTTCTTGCTGACCTTGCAGTTGCATTAACTGCATTTTTAAGAACATTTTTTCTTGCT